GCCGCGCTCCATGTCCTTCATGATGGAGACCTGAGCGGCACCCTCTTGGAACTTGGCCTGCGCCTTTGCGTACTGGCGTGAGTATTCGAGGAGATCGCCTTCGGTGTAGGCCAGTAGGGCGTTCTCTACTCCGCGCAGCTCGAAGTCGCTGTCGTTGGAGATGGCCGTGGATTCTCCGAACTGGCGCATCTGGGACTGCTTCTTTCCCAGGATAAAGAGTGTCCCGTCGGTGTTGGGTGTTGGGACGAGTTTGATGCGTGGGACACCGGCTTCTCCGTAGGAAGCCCCGATGATGCGGGTCCAGTTGACGAAGTTGCCGGGGGTGGACTTGCGGGAGTCCACGTTGTTCCAAGTGTTGGGATCGAGCTGGAAGAACGAGACCCATTCTGCGGCAGGGATCTCGATGCCATCGGTTTCTCCGGTGACCGTGAACCGTGCGGCGACCGGGAAGTCGAGGAACATGTTGTACCCGGACCCGGAGGCGTAGGTGGCGGTGACGGTTTGGTCGAGGGTGACGAGTTCGTTGCCTTGGCTGACTGATCGGGAGATGACTCCGAGGGTATCGTTCCAGAGGCACGAGTCCCAGATCATCGAGTATCGACGGATGCAGAACTTGTTGGCCAACGTGATGGTGGCCGAGTCCGTGAACGAGAGTTTGTCGCAGGCAGCCTGCGCTACTTCGGAGGGTTTCATGCGAGGACTTCTTGAAGAGTCATCGTGCAGGAGGTTCTGGCTCGATTGAAATTATTTGGACCGGAGGTTACATCATCTCCGCACCTATTTAGATTGATCCCGCAAACTATGCCTCCAGCACCTGCCGAAAACACGTTGATTGCGTAAGTGTTTGAACCAGATGAAGGGGTCGTGTCGTAAAAACTAATGACCGTATTTGTGATTCCAGTAAAACCTTGGTCTGATTGAAAAACAGGGGCGATTCCATACAGGCTTGATCCATTTGAGTTGGATCCAATTTCGGTTCCGTTTCTGGTCAATCTGAACACTCCTCTATCAGCATTTGTAGCGAAGTAATTCAAAACGATGGTCACCAAAATTTTGGACGAAGAAGACCTCGGGGTAATTGAAGCGTTGAGATCGGTAATCTGAGTGCCAGACCCAGTATTGACTGCCGTGTAGCTGTTGATTCCTTGGAATATGGTCTGAACGCATTGAGGGAAAAACTGGGCCATCGTGGCCGACCTCAATTTGTTGGAATCGTTCTGGTCCCTGATGAGTACGGTGTCGTTCGAGTAATCGATCGTGGCTGCCGTGATGTTTGGCAACGTGACGTTATTCGAGTTGATCGTCAGGACATCGGTGTTGGCGTTTCCGATGGTGGTATCGGCGTTCAGAGTGGCGTTTCCGTTGGCCGTGATCGAAGTCACCGTGGTTGCTCCGGTAACGCCGAGCGTTCCACCTACTGTGGTGTCGCTCAGAGCGTCAAGTTCAGCGACTTGAGACAGTCCACTGACGGTGAGCGTGGAAGAGGACAATGATCCGAGGACGCTGGCTCCGGTGACGTTCAGAGTTCCTGCTACGACGGTGTTTCCGGTAGCTGCCGCGACCGTGAACTGGGTGCTGTTGACCGAGAAGTTTCCGGTCACTCCGAGCGTCGTTCCGACCGTGGCAGCACCGCTTGTTGAGAGGCTTGAGAGCGACGTGGCACCGGTGACTCCGAGGGTTCCTAGGACGGTGGTATTTCCGCTCGTGGCATTGACGGTGAACTTGTTGGTATTGACCGAGAAGTTGCCGGTGGATGACAAGGTGCCCGGAACCGACAGGTTGCCCGTGACGCTGAGTGCGCCTCCGATGCTTACGTTGCCGCTCGTGGTGAGCGTTGAGAGATTGGTCGCCCCGGTGACCGCGAGGGTGCCGGTGCTGGCCACTCCTGCGGTCGAGAGCTGGAGCGCGGAATCGTTGCCACCGCCGTCGCTGATGGTTCTCAGGGAACCGCTCAGGACAGCGTTGTCGGTGGTCTTGAGGAGCGCGGTGTAGGTGGATGCTACGGAGCTTCCTGTAAGTGGGGTTCCCATATCAGGTTCTTGAGCGGTTCTTGTATGTGGACCTTATCCTCCACTGGTCCCTGTAGTTGCCAACGACATTTTTTGAGTCGGCCACTATGGGTGTGACTTGAGAAGCGGCTATGACCGCTGCTGCGAGATTTTCTGGAGAAAGCGGTGTGTAAGGGGTGATGTCTCCAGCCAAGATTCCGATGGCTGTCGTTGATCCAGACTCGGTGAACGTCACCATGGATCCCCCGATCAAATCGATAACTGCTCCCAGCGTGTTTGGCCCCACTGTGAAAGTGAGCATGCTTGATCCAGATCCATTGAGAGCCCCTGGGAGTGTGGCTGGACCGACGGTGAATACCACATTGCAACCGCCGACTGCTGACGAGATGAGTTCAAGGAGCGATGGACCTACCGTGAACGTGATCGTCGATGATCCATCGGAAGAGACTCCTCCGGCGACATTGAGTGGATCGACTGTAAAGGTTGCTCCGATGTATGTGTAAGCCGACATGGCTCCCCCTTGATATGGGAGGTTCCATGACGACGGAGCAAGATGACCGTATGGGATGCCAGCCAATTCCGATGCGATGCCTTCACCGACGCTTTGATTCCTGAGGTCCGTGCGCCCCCACATGGAGCGCAAGGTGCCGGGATCACCGCCGCGTTGACGCAGTGGTAGCTGGCACAGGATCGAAGTGTTCTGTTTGAGTGCCATGTATCATCCCCAACCAACTTCGACTGCTCCGTAGAAATTGGTACTGGCGGCGGTGGCGGCTCCTGCGAAGTACAGCCATACGAGACATGCGCCGTCGATGACGCGAGGCAGACTTGGCAACTGATTGAGAAGATCTCGCTCGGCGGCAACGGAAGCCGTGGTGAGAGGCAGCGTCAGCAATGGGCGAGCCAAGCAAAGGGCTCCTGTGCCTGTGTTGGCGGCAGAGAATGTGACGCTTGCTACCGTGCTGACTCCTGTATCACCGGAAGCGAGCGGAAGGAAAGGTCCGTAGTTGTTGGCGGCTGTGCCGGAATGGCTGATGTGACCGGCGATAGCTGAAGCGGTCATCGACACGGTGACAGGGAGGGTGCGACCGGATGTCGGCGTAGTGTTGGAGTAGCTGACGCTGATGTTTTGTGCGGTTGCACCTGCGACTGCTGTTTGAGCCCAGAACAGTCTGCATCCAGCTCCGTTTGCGTACCTGAGTGTGGGGGTTCCGGTGAGGTTCTGAGCGACTGCCGAGTTGTTGCTGATGCCCGGCCAATAGCCTTGAAGATCAACCAACATGAGCTGCGCTGGAACACCGGTGGCTACGCCTGTAAGTGCCGAAACGTTTAGGATGTGCCTCGTGTCTGGACTGACGTTTGCTCCAATGGGTAACCCGAAAATCTGCGTACCGTTTCCGGTTGAGGCATCGCATGTTCTCCAAGCGAGGGCGGTTCCGGCCCAAGCGTTGGCGATGGGAGTGCCGCCGAGGCTTGAAAATTCGTACCACCGACCCGCTGTAAAAGCGGACGCGCCGGTGATCTTGTTCCAATCGATTCGATTGAACTTTCCGTTTGTCGTGATCTCGTTGACGAGATCGTCCATGGATGAGAAGCCCATTGTCAGTTCCAGGTGAATTGCACGAACCCGCGAAGTGGCGCGAATGTCGTTGCGGTGTTGTTGAGTGCGATGAAGTTCAGATAGGCACCGGGTTGGATCTGCACACAGTTGGCTTTGCTTGTGAAGAGCACTGTTTCCGCCTCGGTGTTCTGCTCGCGGATGAGGTGCGTTGCAAGCGGTTTGACCAAAACGATGTGGCAGAAACCTCCCATTGAGGTATTGCAGATCACGTTCTCAATGCTTCGGATTCCCCTGTCTCCGTTGTCCAGCGGGATGAAAGGAGATGCGGAGCCCGCGCCTAGTGTTGAGTCGCTGTTGTTGACAATGGTCCCGATGGTTCCGCTGAAGGTGATCCCGAATGTGGTCGTCCTGTTGGCTATTCCTTCGCTGTTGGTGTAGTTGACGGTGATCCTTCCGTTTCCAAGCATTGGAGCTGCGACAACAAAGAACGCCATGACGCCATCACCTGAGGTGTAGCGTGATAGGCTTGATGAGTTTGTCATGTCCTGTTGATCGAGCGAATCCATGTCGATCAGTGGATAGAACATGAGGTAGTCGGCCAGCATCAGGGTCAGCGGCACGGATGCCGTGGAAGTTCCTGCTGAGATGGCGAACAGGTGCTTGGTCTGGCCTGCTGAAGGTGTTGGGCCTGTGTAGATGCCTTGGTTTGACTGACCAGATATGATGGTGGCTTCGTACTGGCCACCGACGTAGGCTTGGTAGACGGGAGTTCCAGATCCTATGGATGCGTCGTACCAACGAGCTGCGGTTCCGAATGGAACGCTTGTCTTGAAGAAGAACGACTGCCAGTTCGCTGCTTCTGCGAGCGGTACTATTCCATTGAAACCCATGAGTCTTGCTCTGGTTCTGGGTTTCTTGGGACTAGATCGGCTTGTGGGACACCGTCTGGATGTTCGGAACAAACCTGTTGTTCTTGGTTTTCATCCAGCGGCCACAACTGCCGCAAGCAATGTGGGCAGAAGTAGTCCACATGATCAATCGACGGTGACTGTGAGGGCTCCTGCGGCGAACTGCGGTTGGATGCCGTTGGATACGGACAACGCGGAGGTGAGTGCGCCCTTGAAGAGGAGGTTGCCTGTGCCGGAACCGCTGTCGGTGCCGATGCCGAAGTGGGTCAGGGTATTGCTGCCGCCGGTGCATTGAGCGAACTGGACGAGGGCGGCGTTGCTGATGGTGGAAGTGGTTAGGGTCCAGCCGGAACCGGATCGGACGACGCCGACTCTGGCGTAACCGGTGTAGGTGGCCTCGTTGGTGTTCTGGCTTCCGGCTTCTCCGGGGTCTGCGGTGTGGAGGCTGATGTAGAACGAGCCTGCGACGGAGGATCCCTGTAGGCCACCGGTGTTGCCGATGTGCTGCCAGTTTGTGTTGATGAAGATGAGGTCGAGGAGATCCGCCTCGGCGGCGTTGGTCATTGACATAGCGTTGGAATCACTTGGTTTTCGGGAGAGCGTACCAACCAGCCGGGAGTGTCACGGTGGATGGTCCCACGAGTTTCTGATCTTTGTCGAATGCGTACACCTTGGCTTTTGTTGGCTTGGCTAGCATTACTGGGTCACCGGAAGGCACCAGGACCACCTTCGTCTGGCAGCCCAGGCAGATCGGCAACACGAGCAGCCAGATCATCCTTGAGAGGCTTGGGTGCTTGGCCATGTTCGATCTCGGTGGGTGGTTTCTCGCGGGCCCAGTCCAGCAGTGCCTTGAGGATCTGGTAGATCCAGTTCACTCGGGCTTCTTCTTGTTGCTCTTGATCGACCAGCCGACGCTGGCCAGCGACAGGAGCGCACCGACCAGTTCGGTGATCTGCTCGGTGGAAGCGACTCCACGGGCGACGAGGAAACCGCCGGCGGCGGTGAGTCCGTGGCGGATGAGGGAAGCGATGTTGGGGTTCATTTTCCGAAGAATAGTTTGTAGGTGCCGTAGGCCATGCAGAGGAATCCCAGCACAGCGGTTCCGAGCTGGACCCATTGCGTGAGGATGGGAGCGATTGATGCAGCGGTCAGGCCGGCGGCTGCGCTGATGGCAACTGTTGCGGCGTTGCTCGATGAATCAGAGGTCATGGCTTACTCGACGGGCTTAGGTTGGGCTGCTGCGATGATGATGTCGGCCAGCGGGACGCCCACTTTGGCGTTCTGGTAGCCGCCGGCTTTGATGGCGATGTCGATGAGCTGGAGCAGTTGGTTGGCCTGCTCCTGAGTCAGTTCAATGTGAATCATGCGGCGGGAGCATCGGCAACAACCTCAGGATCGGCAACCACAACCGGAGCGGGAGGAGCCCACGGCAGCGGCAGCACCATCGGCAACCACAACCGGAGCGGGAGGAGCCCACGGCAGCGGCAGCACCACAACCGGCGGGTTGATCTGGTTGGCAATCTGGAGCGAGACGTTGGCCTCAATCGCAGCCTGATCGACGCCGTTCGCGAAGCACCAGCCGAGAACCTGATCCTGCGTCAGATCCTCGTAAGGCGTGAAGTTCTCGGTAGGAGGCGCGAACGACGCGCTGCCGTAGCAGGTGCCGCTGTACTGATCCTGCGAGCCGTTGCAACGCCAGTCGGCGGTGATGACGACATCGGTGAGCGAGCCTTCGGTCGGCTTGACCAGCAGGCGTTCGATGATCCAAGAGATGGTGGTCATGTTATGAATTAGGCGAGGGTCAGGTTGGCGATACGGGTAACACCATCAGAACCACGATAGCTGAAGCGGAGGTTGGTGTTGCTGGTAGCGTTGACGGTGAGCTGACCGTTGGTGGTCAGCGTGGCGGGGGTATTGGAAGACAATAGAATCAAATTACCACTCGCATCCAGCTTCATTGCCGGAGTCCAAGCTGCAATCTGCGCTCCAGCAGTTCCGCTTGAGGCGATATTCCAGATATTTTCTCCGTTGATCTGGAGGTAATAGGTGGGAACCTGTGATGTCGCAGAGTAAGCCCAACCGCTCCCTGATCCATTATCGAAGTAAGCACCCTGAGCGATACCAGCTTGGCTGCTTCCAAGACCAAAAACACTAGCCCCAATTCCACCAACGCTGACGGCTTTGTACGTCGCCCACGCACTCGGCGTAACCCCGATGCCCACTTGGCCGGAGGAGTCGATGCGCATCCGCTCGGTAGATCCGGTCGTAAACACCATCGGAGGATACGCTCCGCTACGAGCATCAGCCTTAAGTTCAACGATTCCGTTTGCCGCATTAACCTTAGCAACGAAGTAGGTTCCGGTAGTCGCACCGTGAGAAGCACCAATGTTTCCGATGTTGGTAAGCGTAGTTGTTTCTGTCGCAATAATGTCGGCACTAGACGCTCCACGAATCAGCCCCGTGCTGTTGAGGGTCATGGCGGTGGAGCCGCCGTTGTACCAAGTGTGGTTTCCTCCAGTGCTGATCAGATACTGCGTGACGCTATTGGCGATAATTCCGACGTCATGGTTTGAAAGCGCACCAATCTCGGTTCGGCTTGAAAATGTAACACCACCAAAAATTGTTCCATTTCCACCAGCAATAGTACCGCGAACGTCCAACGCATAAAGCGGACTTGCCGTCAAAATACCCACCCGATTGTTCGCCGAATCCACCTTCAGGGTGTTCGTGTCCACCGTCAGATCGCCGGTGATCGTGGCGGAGGCGAGGGTGGCGGTGCCGGATGCGCCGAGGATGTTGTTGATGCTGATCTTCTTGGTCGTGCCAGAAGCCGCCATGAATGGATCATTGACATCAACGATAGGTAGAACATCGTTGGCCGGATCAGCCGCTGTAAGGGCTGATAATGCTGTGATTTTCGTATCTGCCATATCAGTAAACGGTTAGAATGAATTTGTCTGATGCTTCTGTCAAAAGACTGATCGGAAGTGTTCCTCCCTCAAGAGTCATCACATCGTAAATGCCTTCCGATGCAACCAAATACGTCACCGGATCTCCGGGGTCGAACTCAAGGACAAGCTGGTCAGCAAGGTCTTCGGTAGCAAGAACCCGGCGAATGATCGGAGGATCGATCGGAGTGACGCCACCGCCACCCACCGATGCCAACCGAGTTCCTAGAGCCAGGGTAGTCACGGGTCATCAGGACTGGATCACACCATTCGTGGCCCACACCACACCGCTTGAAAGCTGGAAGCTGTTGATCGGGGCTTGAATCGTCACACCTGCCGGGATCGTCACGGTCGAGAAGGTTCCCACGATGTTCGCCCCGCTGATGCTGGAGATCACGGTCGGAGCCAGGAACGTCAACGCAACGAACGGACCGGTGTAGCTGGCCGTGTCCTGCACGAGTCGGCCACCGGCAACTCCCATCGAATACTGAATGGCTTGGTTTGATATGTCGCTCATATGTCCCAAATCTTCCGAATCTGATTCTTGGTGAAAGTACTCTCGAAGCGCGAGCCCTGACGGTCTTCCATGCGACTGAACCCGCGCTTCACATGATCCTTGAGTTCGGCCTCGCGGGCAAAACCGGTGACCCCGAAGCGGGCCACCGGCTGCCTCGTCCAGCGTTCCCCTTTGATCACAATGGAATCGGTTCCCATCGGAGCGATATGCTCGATGGACCGGCCCTTGTTCTCGAAGGTGTAGATCGGCATCTTAGCCCTCCATCTCGCTGTCGTATTCCTCGGCCATCTTACGCATGCCTTCTTTGTCCATGGGGCCGGCCATCTCTTTCTTGTCCTCCTTGGACTCGTACTCGGCGGGCATGCCGTTGACGCTACGGATCTCGATGTAGGCTTCTCCGTTGTCGAGCTTCTTCAGTACACCGCGAACATCATCCAGAACAACCTCATCACCGACCTCGGGCATGGCCTGTTCGCCATCCTCCATGTCGGTGGAGAGAGCCTCGATAGGAATCGAAATCATGGGCGCATTGTTGTCAGCCTCTTCGCATCCGCAAGCGGAATGAGAAGGGGCACCACCGATTGCTCGATGATGCCCCTTTGGGCTGACGGCGATCACCATGATGGTGGCCGTCTTGGGTTTCATTACAGCGTGGTAGCAGTCTTGGTACGATGCACCAGGTACCAGACCGGGTTGCCGGTGGAACTGGTGTTGCCCGCAGCCAGACGCAGCGTGGCGAAGAACAGCTTCACGCCAACGGTGACGAGCTGGTTCAGCGGGTCGCTCTTGTCCGGGGTGTCGGTGATCACGATCTTCGGGGAGAGCGGATCATCACCGGCCAGAGCTGGGATACCAAACGACTCGTTGCCGAAGAAGAACGAAGCAATGATGTCCTTGGTCAGAGCGGTGCCGCCACCATTCGGGCTGGTGGTGTTGAGCCCTTGTTGCCGTAGTTGGAGGCGTTCAACCAATCGCTGTCGCGCATCAGGTCGCGGGCAACGCGGGGATCGGTGGCGAGGACGTAGCCGCCATTGATCAGCGGGGCGCGATTGCGCTTCAGCCGGGTCATGGAGTCGAGGACAGCCTCGGCCTTCATCGTGCTGTTGGTCGTCTCGGTGTTCAGTCCGCTGAAGCTCTGAGCGCACAGAGCAGGATTACCATACACCTTGATACCTCCCGAAGTAGCAACGTTGTTGCAAGCATCCGAGTTGTCGAACGCAGGGCCAGCCTGCTCAGGGCCAGTACCCATCGTAGAGCCGCTCAACGTGAGGTTGGAACCGATCAGCGTGTTGCGGATCACCGAGTCAACCCAGAGGGCCATGTCCAGACCAGAGGTCTTGGTGGCCTGCTGCAAGCTGTTGAACAGGTCGGTGGCGCGGAGGATGTCCGTGAGGCCGATGACCTGGCCGTACTGCGAGAGCCCCTTGTCGAGCTTGAGCAGCGACAAAGAACGATAGTTCGCAGAGCTGATGGGCGTACCTTCGTTCGTGTAGCTCGGGGTAGCGGCCAGAGTCTTGATATCAGCGATGCTAGGAGCCCCGAAACGGAACATGCTGATCGCACGATTGCCGTTGTTCTTGGGGATCGGCGTCTTCATGGCAAACTGATCGAGGATCGTCTCCTGCTGGACGATGCTGAGCAGCTCCTTGCTGAAGTAGTTCTGGAACTGGTTGGTGAGTGTGGTTGAGGTGGTAATGCCTGCCATATTTCAGTTGTGGTTGTGCCTTAGGCTGCTTCCCGGTCGAACTCTCGTGACGCTCGCATGAGTGCCTCCCTCTGCTCCTTGATGGACAGCCGAGAGAAATCCTTCTCCTCGGCCTTGAGTTGTCCTGCCGGAATGCTCTTCCCAATGGCGGTCTTCTGCTGGAGCTTTTCCAACTGTTCCTTGAGAGCTTTGTTCTC